CTGCCCGCGTTCGAGCACAGCCTCGACGACGGAGGATGAGGGTCCGGTGTTACGCATGGTTCAGCTCCGCGAGCACGACCGCCCCATGCGGCCCGGCGGTTGATGCGAGTTCCCTCAGTCCGTGCTCGGCGAGAGCGGCGAAGACTTCCTTCGCCGCCGGCGCGACCCGGATCGTCACACCGGCGAACGACCCGCCGGGACGGACCGCGAGGCCGGGAATGACCTCACCGTCCGGCAGGCAGGCGGCTTCGTCCTCCGGCATCGCGGTATTCAGCAGATGGGTTCTCCAGGCTGGGCGGATCACCTTCACCGTCTCGACCTCGGTCGGGTAGCGCTTCTCCGCCCACTCCACGAACGCCTTCTCATCCGCCACCACGACGGACTGATGACTGACCGCGGTGGAGATCGTGGCCACGTCTGGCAGCCGCCAGGTCGGTGCGGTGCCCTGCTCCTCCAGTTCGGCGCGAGCATCGGCGGAGAGTTGGTCGCGGAGCTTCGCCGACTCCGCCTTCGCCTTCGCGGCGAGCTGGTCCAGCCAGATGACGGCCTGGGTGAGTTCGGTTCGGTTCATGCCGGCACCGCCTCGCTGTTGAGTTCCGCCCGACGGGCAGCGCCGACCTGGGCGAGCTTGTCGTAGGTGGCCTTGCTCATCTCCTTCGACCGCACGGCGCCCTGCATCCGCTTCGCCACACCGCCGAGTTCCTCCGGCGTCTTCGCGGCTTCGATCTCGGCCTTGAAGCCGTCGAACAGCAACTCCTGCTCGACCGGATCCCACACCGGCGCCGCGGCCCGTTCGTAGGACTGCGCGTCGGGTTCGGGTTCGTGGGTGGGGATGCATAGCACCTGCAGCAGCGCGATCCGGTACGCGACGGACATCGCCTTCGGTGCGCCCTTGTCGCCGAAATCCATCGACTCGCCAGGTACCTCGCAGTCGATGAAGTCGCCGGCCGGGCCGTAGAACCGGTAGGTGACGGTGACGGTGCACTCCCGCGACGGCTTGCCGTTGATGGTCAGGACGTCGCGGTACTTCGCCTCGCTCTTGATCGGCGCGGGGACGATGCCGTGCCGTCGGAACGCCGGACCGACCGCGTTGATGACGGCGTCGATGCCTCGGAAGTCGTAGCCCTGCTGGGTGTTGCGGTCCTTCTTCCCGACCGCGCTCACGTCCTCCATGACGGCGCCGAGCACCTCGATAACGGTCTTCGACTTGTCACTCATCCCGACCCTCCGCCCACGCCTGCTCGGCCGCCTCGTCCGCCTCGGCTTCGTCCAGGTCCCGTTCCGCGACCATGTCCGCCAGGCTGCCCTCGTCCTCGAGCCGCTCCGCGTAGGTCTTCACTGCGCACCGTCCCTGTCCGCCGCCGGCAGCCGGTACAGCGCCTCCAACTCGTCGTCGGTGTGGTCTTCCCGGATCAGCGACAGGTCCCGCAGGCGTTCTCTGGGCGTGAGCGGGCGCACCAACCACCAGATGGCGGCCGTGGACAGACCGATGCCGAGGACGATGAGGGCGCCGATCCACGGGCTCATCGGGTCGCCTCACGGGCGGCACGAGCGAACATCTCGATGGCGGCGTCCGCGCGGGCCAGCGAGAGGGCACGGGCGTTTGGGCCTACCCGCTCCCACGGGGTCGGCGTCTCGCCGCGGGCATAGCCGCAGCCGTGGATGGCCGCAGCCAACTCCTCCCGTTCCACCGGCGCCGGTTCCGGGATCAGCCGGCGGATGGTGACGCCGGGACCGCCGGACTCCTTCCACACCTCGGCCCACTCGAACCAAGCGAACCCGGCGCCGCGTATCCCCGGAGTCCATGGCCGCGACGTGACGTCGCCAGCGAACCGGGAGTACACCGTGTCGCCGATGAGCCACGCCCCCGGCTCCGGCTCTGTCGGTGTGGTGTCGACCGGTGTGAGCGCGGCGGTCGGGACGAGGATCACGGGGCCGTCGGTACGCAGCACGGGCAGGTATCCATCGGGGACGGTTTCGAGCGCATCGAGGGAGACGGTGGTGACAATCTCGTCGCCCCAGCCGCGCACGGTGTAGGGCTTGCCGTAGGGCTGGGTCATGACGCGCTCCAGATCAGCAGGCAGCAGCCGAACGGCGGCCGCTCGTTGGGCCCGACCTCGGTACGGCCGGCCTGGATGAACCGCAGTCGGCCGCGCAGGAACTCCACGCGGAAGTCCCTCTGCCGGTCGCGGTACGGCTCCACGTGGTCCTGCCACCAGCCCTGTTCGGTCCGGTTGGCCGGGAGCAGCATCACGATCAGCTCAGCGGTGTCCGCTTCCATCCACGCCTTGCGGACCCAGGCGCCGATGTCGCTGTACGGCGGGTTGCACCAGACGCGCTCGCCGAACCAGGACTGCGCCAAGCCATCCTCGGTCTCGGTGAAGTACCGGTCGGGCACCTTGGTGTTGTGGGGTGACGCGGCCACGTCGATGGTGAAGCGGAACCGGTCGTTCCAGGCCGCGAAGTCGTCCGGGTGTGTGGCCCGGTCGTCGATGCGCTGCAGGCCGCCTCGCTTGGCCACCTGCTGCGGGTGGTTGTCCGCCTTGAATCCGACGAGGCTCATGCCGCTGCCTCCACCCAGTTCAGTGATGCGACGATCCGGTCGAACTCCAACGTGGTGTCCCCGCACGACCGGTGCCGGGGCACGTAGAACTCGTTGGTGCCGTAGCCGGGTGCCCGGTGGTGGGCGGGGTGCATGGTCTGCCAGCGGCGGTGTTCTGCGGCTTCGAGGTCCATGACGTAGGGCGCGGTGGCGAGCTTGTGGTTGGAGTGGGCGCCGATGCAGCCGGCCACGATCGCGACGACGGAGCCGATCGCCCAGAGGGTGAGCCAGGTGGTCACGCTGCACCGTCCACGTAGGACATGGCACTGACCAGTTGGTAGCCGATCCGGGAGCCGGGCATGGCGGCCGCGATCCGGTCCGCCTCTTCCCGGTCGGCGGCGGGAACAACCAGGCCGTGACCGACGACGGAGTACTTCACGCCGGCGCCGTCGTCGGCGCCCCGGGCCTGGTGGATGACGTCGCCCGGACCCAACAGTGCCAGCCGCCAGCCGCCGTACCAGGCCAGGAGTTCCCGGACCTTGTCGACGGTGGGGTGGCGGTGGCCGCGTTCCCACGACCAGACCCGGACGGTCTGCCACAACCCCTGGGACTTGATTTCGACCTGCGATAGCGACAAGCCGAGGCCTTGTCGGATGGCGCGCAGGTCTTCGCCGATCGGGCGGTCGATGGCGCTCATGCTCCGACCGCCGACATATGACGATCGGAAGGGGTCGAGGCAGCCTCAGGGCTGGACGACCGCTCGAAGTCGGGCGTCAAGCAGGCCTCAGCGACCGCTCGTTGCCGATCGGTCATCACGGTGACGATCACCGAGGACAGGATCTCCGTCGACAGCAGCACATCCCGCAGCGCGCCGTCGGACAGCGACCGCACCTTCGCGAGCAGGTGGGCGGAGGTCAACCGCAGGGCGGCGTCGAACGCCTCCCGGGCCAGGCATTCCTCTTCGAGGGTCATGGTGTGCGGCGTGAGGAACCGGGTGATGGCCGCGACGTCGGCGTCGGTCATGACTTCACCAGCGCGATCACGACGACGATCGCCAGCACGATCAGCGCCAGACCGGTACCGATCCACAGCGGCGACAGGACCCACCACCACGACCACGCGATGACGTGGGTCAGCTTCAGCGCGATGAACAGGATGGTGAGCAGGCCGGCGAAGCCGATGCCGCTCGATGACGATGAACTACTCTGACCGGTGGACATTGGAACCTCTCTCTGGTGTCCGCGCCCCCAGTCGTGCGCCGGCTGGGGGCATTGCCGTTTGGTGGGGCTGCTCCCTAGCCCCTCGCCCGGGAGCAGCCCCGTGGGTCAGTCCGGCGGGACTGACCCGGCCGCGCTCGACCCGGATCGGGGGCCGGGGAACTGCGGCGTCGGTGGCAGGGGCGAGCCACCCATGTGCAGGCGGTAGGCGCAGTCACCGCAGGTGCGGAACCCGACCAGCGGCGCCCACCACTCCATCGGCGTCGAGCAGTACCAGCACCGGCGGCGGGTCACGACGAGGCTCCGAGGAACTCGTACATGGCCTTCACGTGACGCGCGTCGGCAAGCGCGTTGTGCTCGCCCTCGGCCTGCTCGGGCATCCTCGGATTGCCGCGCCGCATGACCTCCTGCTTGAGGTCATTGGTCCACATCGGAATGCCCTTGGGGAGATTGATCATCCGACCCCAGAGCTGGCAGAGCACCACATGGTCGTAGGCGCCGTACCAGGCCCACAGCTCCGGATCGGGTTCGGAGAGCAGGAAGTCCCGGACCTCGGCGGCGATCACCCGGCGCCGCTTGACGAGGCCGTTGGACATGTCGAGCCAGAAGTTCGGCGGGGCATTGCTACCCGATAGGGCAGGGGTGATGCCGTCCTGGTCGCGCAACGGGAGGTGGGGCACAACGTTCGCCATGAGCCACGGGTGGCGGCGGATCCGATAGCCGATCGTGTTGTCGTTGGCGAGGCCGGCCTCGATGTCCTCGCTGACCGCGTAGTACTCCCGGCCATCCTCAGCGACGATGCCGATCGAGATGAGGTCGATCGTCCGGCCGTCCTCAATGAACTCCGTGTCGTAGAAGAACCTCACCGGTGCCCCACGATCCCGAGCACACCGGCGGCCAGGACGATGAGCAGACCGGCGACGAGCAGGAGGGTGTGGGGCCAGACGGCGGGCGTTGGCCGGGGCGGCGGAGGAGGCGGCTGCGGGTCTTGCGGTCGGGGCATGGTGAGGGTCTGGGTCATGCGGTCGCTCCGAGGCGATAGGAGGGATGCGAGGAGACGTCCCGGGCCGGTGCCGCCGTCGCCCCCGGGGCCACTGCCGGCCCCACCTGAGCCCGACATCAGGCGACCTCGTCCTGCTCGGCGGCTTCGCGACTGGCGATGAAGGCCTCGCACGCCTGCCGACTGATCAGCCGGCGGGTGCCGTCGCGGAACGTCTTGATCTTCTTGGTGCGTACGTGGTCCCACAGGCGCCGCGCACTGATACCGATGAGGTCGGCGGCCTCGGGAACGGAGTAGGCCAAGCGCTCATGATCCGGTTCGCCATCACCGATCGCGGTCGACCCCTGGTTAGTGCGATGCATGGGACTGACCGTAGCGCACTGCGATGCGTCGCAGTGGTCAGCCGTTCGGCTGATTCACCGGACCATCCTCTTGGGTACCTTCATTGCTATGCAGTCGCGTGCAGTAATGGAGATCGAGCGGACAGCCGGGCTCAGTCCGGTCAAGCCGCGGTACCGCCGGTCGCGGCACCGTTGTCAGCGGGACAGCAGGCCCGGAAATCGCACTCAACATTGGTCCATGTCGCCACCATCCGATGACCTGATCCGGGTCCGCTTCGCGCGCTTCGTTGAGCGGGCGCTGACCAATGCCCGGCACCGGGGGATGACCGACAAGGACATCGAGAAGGCCACCGGCGTCATGTCCAGCACCTTCCACCGGTGGCGCCGCGGCGAGGTGCGGACCATGCCCGGCCTGGCCAAGGTGCGGTCGTTCTGCGAGGGCGTCGGCGCCGACATCAACGACGCCATGGCCGCACTGGGCATCAGCGGCCAGCGCGACAACCCCGAACCGGAGCCGCAGATGGACCCGGACCTCCGGCTGATCCTCCGCCGCATGGCCGACCCGAACACCCCGGCCGCCGAGAAGGTCTTCATCCGCGAGTCGCTGCGGATGCTGGCCGACCGCGCCGACCGAGGTAGGCCCAAGCCAGCCAGCGAGGAGGAGTCCGGCTGATGGCCCGCCAACCCAACGGCCGCCCCAGTATCTACGAAGGCAAGGACGGCTGGTACCACTGCTACCTCACCGTCGGGCACAAGCCGGACGGCAAGCTCGACCGCCGGCACATCCGCGGCAAGACCGCCGCCGCGGTGGCGGAGAGCATCACGAAGCTCGAGGAGAAGCTGCGCATCGGCCACGTGCCGAAGGTCGGCACCACGCCGACCGTGGGCGACTGGCTGGAGGAGTACCTGACCGTCGTCGCGCCGCGGCGGGTGCGCGCCTCAACGCTGCAGGGGTACGAGTCGACCCTGCGCCACAACGTCATCCCGGCCATCGGGCACCTGCGACTCAACCGGCCGCTGGCCGACATGGTCGGCGCGATCGAAGCGTTCTTCACCGCGTTCGAGCGCCGGGCCGCGCCGGCGTTTGCGCTGCAGACCTTCCACATACTGTCGGGCGCCCTGGAGGTCGCGGTGAAGCGAGGCCTGCTCCCTCGCAACCCGTGCGACCTGGTGGACAAGCCCAGCGGCGGCGGGAACCCGGAGGTCGACCCGCTGACTGTGGACGAGATCCGACGTGTCCTGGACGCCGCCGCCCAGACCGGTGCGTTGGCCCGGTGGTGGGTCGCGCTCGCTCTCGGGCTGCGGCAGGGTGAGGTCCTTGGGCTGATGTGGGACTACGTCGACCTGGATTCGTCGGTACCGACGCTGCGCGTGCAGTGGGAGCTGCTCCGGCTGAAGTGGCGGCACGGCTGCACCGACCCGTGCGGGAAGCGGCCGGCGTCCTGCCCGGCCCGCGTCGGCGGCGGGCTGGTGTTCGCTCCGCCGAAGTCGAAGAAGTCCCGCCGACTCCTGCCCCTGCCCGAAGTGCTGGTCCAGGTGCTGAGGGAGCACCGCCGGCAGCAGCGCGAGCTGCGCATGGCCGTAGGCCCGCGGTGGAAGCGGATCCTCGGGCCGGACGGCGAGGCGGGCGGGCTCGTCTTCCCTCAGGACGACGGCCGCCCTACCGACCCGCGGCGGGACTGGGGGCAGTGGAAGGACATCCTCGTGGCCGCCCGGGTGCGGGTCGTGGAGCGGGTCGCCCAGCGCGGCCGCAAGGCTGGCGAGCCCTACGTCACGTCGAAGGTCCGGGTCCACGACGCCCGGCACGCGGCCGGTACGGAGATGTTCGCCGGCGGCATGGACCGCCGCGAAATCATGGAGTGGATGGGCCACTCGCAGATCTCGGTGTCGGCCCGGTACACCCACGTCAGCGCCGAGATGATGCAGCTCCGCGCGGAGCAGATGAATGCGTCGCTGGAGGCGATGCAACCACACGCTGCAACCACGCGGGCCAGGCCGTACGCGGTGATCCCGCAGCAGCGCAGGTCAACCATTGTGGGGCGGACGGGACTCGAACCCGTGACCGAGCGATTATGAGTCGCCTGCCCGGCGTTGCATGGCAGTGCATTGTCCTGATTTCAAGGGAGTTTGCACTGCCATGCAGCATCTAACATCGGGGTGCATTGCAACCACGATTGCAACCACGATCAGGCGTCGGTGACCTTCCGGGCCAGCCGGCGCATGGCCTCCACCGTGGTCGGGGATGGCATCTCAACGAGGTCGCCGCTCGTCCCAATGGCCGGAACGGTGGCCACAACGCGGGGACGCGGGATCTCGACGGTGGTCGGCTCCGAAGACCTCCGAACCAGCGCAGCGTAGATCCGGCCGTCGCGCTCATCCATGTCGGTTCGGACGGCGGTGATCTCGCGCCGGACGGCCGCGACCTCGTCGAGGATCTGGATCGAGCGCAACCGGTCGTACAGAACGACAACCGCGACGGCGAGCGTTACGAAGATCATGTCGAGCGGCGGCGGGACCGGGACGCCAGCGGCCACGAGAGAGATGTCGGCGGTGCCAAGAACTAGGGCGAGCGCGACGACGGCGGATAAGGCGATGGTGAGCCGGCGGGCGCCCACCTGTGGATGGGCCACGTTGACCTCCAGGGAAGGGCGGGGGAAGCCATCAGTTAACGCCCCGGAAAACCAAATCGCCCCATCCGAACGGCTACTTTGAGTGTCCAGTCAGTCACGCATGTGATCATGGCCGTGGTGGCAACTCAGCCCCAGGCTTGCGCAGATACCAGCGGATGAACGCCCGCAGAACCTCGGACCGGTCCGGTGTCGCCACCTCTCCGAACTGCTGCCATAGCACTTCAGGCACGCGGATCGCCCAACGTGACGTCCCGCGACTCGGCATGACCCCTAGCGTGTCTGCACACAGTCGCGCTATGGTCGCCGAGGGTGTCTGCACACACCTGTGAGTGACAACAAACGAGCCCGGCGGCGATCGCGTCACCGGCCGGGCTCTAGATCAGGATCGAGGCCTGACCATGTCGAACATCGTAACGAGCGACCTCACCAACTCCCCCCGCCGTGGCAGCCTGTCCGGGTACAACCCGGCGATCCTGGTCATGGACGTACAGCGAATCCTCACCGAGCGCGGCGTGCGGTTCAGCTCCGTCGAGCACCCCAACGAGGGCGCGATCATGCTGGCCGCCGACCTGCTGCAGTGCCTCGGCGTCACGCCGGAGACCGCCCCGATCCGTCAGCCCGCCAGCTGACCCCCGTTGTCCCTCGGCGGGGGGCTCGTACGGCTTGCCGAGGGGCTTCACCCTCATAGACAGCCCGGGCGCTCGCTGAGGGGCCGGCGCCCGGGCGAGGGAGGGTTGATGCCAGACTTCGTCAACCCCGGCCCCGAGACCTGATCCCCCGGCGACTAGCGGTTCAGCAGGTAGGCCAGGATCCCGGCCGCGCCGAGCGCGATCATCAGCACGCCCCGGATGAACAGTTGCACGCGCCGTTGCCAGCTCAGTGTTGGTCCCCCTCGCGTTCGGCGAGGCTCCGATGGGTTGTTCGGCGGCAGAGTCACATCGGAGATGGTCCAGGGTCTATCGCTTGATCGCCGTCGTCCGTTCGGCTGACCCGGTACCGCTTCACGTAGTGCTGGAGGGCCCGCTCCACGACGGTGGTCATCGTCTCCCCGCGGGCGGCCGCGAGCGCCGCGGCGTCGTCCCAGACCTGTCCGACGCGGATGTTGCGCTTCGGGGTGACGCCGGTTCGTGGCCGGCCGGGCCTGCGCTTGGCCGGCTCGGTCATCGCCGGTAGGCCTCGAGCATCTTGTCGACCAACCTGCGCAACTGATACTCCACGGCGTCTGTCGCCGACCGGGTGATCTCTACTTCGTCGAGCACGTGGGAGGCGCCGAGCCGCTCGCGGTCGACCTCGCCGACCGGGCGGTCGATGGTGATGCGGATGACGGTCGTGCGGTCAGGCGCCTTGTCGGTATCCATGCGGGGACTGTACCACAAGAACCCTTGCACTCCTCTGGGTATCTGTGGTACAGTAATAGGAGACAGAGAGAGCACCACCCTTGAAAACTCCACAGGGACAGCAAGGAACCACCCGCCCCGAGCAGACGACACCGCGCTAGCCGCGACCGGCGCCGGGGGCCATGGGCCAGCAAGCAGCTAGGCAGGCAGCCGTATCGACCACCGAGGCGTAAGACCTGACCGCGCACGGGTGCAGATCCCGGCGGGCTCTCTACCGCGCCCACACGAGGCGCCGAGGCCGAGGAGGCCACCATGAAGGACCAGGAAGCCACCGCCCTTGACGTGGCAAGGGCGGTGGCAGATCAGCAGGTGGCACACATCGACACCACCCTCGATGAACTTCTGCTCCCCGACGTTCGCAGGCTCCTTACAGAGGGGGCAGCAACGGACGCCTGGGCGCGGATGTCCCTGAAACTGTTCGAGCAACTCGGTGATCGGCCGGACTTCCTGGCCGAGCTGCTGACGCGCTTGGCGGTCAGGTACTGCCGCCAGTTGCCCTGACACCTCCGGTCCGGCCGGTCTCGTACCGGCCGGTGCCGTGGCCGTCAGGCCAAGAAAGGGGGCGGGTCCATCGTGGATGACGCCGAGTGGAAGAAGCAGCAGGACGAGGAGCGGGAAACCCTCTGGCGGGCGATCGGCGGCGTCGACGCACTGTCCAATCCGGACGGTCGGGTCGGCTCAATGATCTCCGCAGAGGACCGGCTCAACCGGATCTGGGATCTCGTCAAGGACCTCAGGCCCGAACAGTCCTGATGTCCAGCCCGACCAGCAGGCACCGACGTGCGAGCCGTCGGCGGGCACCACGCACCACCCCCCGTGCAGCGCGTTGAGCCCAGCTCCGCAGCGCCGGGGATCGCCCCGAGGCCCCCGGTCCTGCTCGTGATCGAGCGGGAGCCGAGGCCCTCGGGCCGAGCATCCCGCCACCCAACCAGGGTGGCCTATGGGGAGGGAGACCCCATGAACCTGCTTGAAGCTCCGTTCCGTGCTCTCGGCCAGGTCGGCCCGCGTCTCATCATGATCGCGGCCATGGTCACGAGCTACGACACACAGCACCGTCTCTTCCTTTCGTGGGGCGTGGACGGCCTGACGGCCGCCATTGCCCCTGCCGTGATCGATCTTCTGGCGATCACGTGCGCGGAGATCCTGCATGACCGGTGGGTGATCCGTGGCAAGGCGTCGGCTGGGTTCGTCCTGGTCGTTGCTGGGTTTGGCTCTATGGCGGCGAACTGGATCGCCGGAGTCAGCGTGGGAAGCAAGACGGTGCATGCGTCGATGGTTCTGGCGTACGTTCTGGCCGAGCTGGTCGTCGGCCGCGTGCGACGGGTCATGGAGGAGAAGAAGGCGGCCGAGCAGGCGGTCACACCGGCAGTAACCGCGGATGAGGCGGCGAGCCCGGACCTGCCCGAAGCGCCGAAGTCACCAGCAGTCGGCTATTCGGAGCGTCACGCGCGTCGGCTTCGCCGGGGCAAGTGACGTTGGCGGCCTAACGTTCCCGTTAGCCGTTAGGCTGGTGAGGGGCCGGACACGTTCTAACGGGCGTGTCCGGCCCCTTTTTTGTCTCATCCATGTCCACATTGGACTGTCCGCAGTGGACGGACATGCGAGATGGCGATGGCCGATTAGGGTTCCTAACAGCGGCCATCCTGCAGGTCGGATGGCCGGTTCGATCATGAACCAACCGGACATGACCGGACACGACAAAGAAGCCCCCCGGCCATGGCCGGGGGGCTCTCGTCTGCATGTCCTAGCCCGCGCACGGGCATCGGTTTCTGGCGGCAGCAGCCCCGCACGTCGGTTGGAACCGGGGTACTTCGAGGGTACTACTCGCGCAACACGGGCTTCCCGGTCGCCACGTCGTAGTTGTCCGTCCACGTCCCGATCGTGGCCTGCTTCGTGTCCGCCGGCCCGAACTGGGCGTCCGGCCCGAATCCGTTGCCGGTGACCGCGTCCAGCTTCGTCCCGGCATATGCCCGGAACGTGAACCCGCCACCGTTGAGGAGGTTCCCGGAGACGGTAACGCCCGAGACCGGGCCTTGGGTGTTCTCGATCTGGAACGCCCCGTTCAGCGGCCCATCCCCCGGGTCGGAGCCGCAGCTGATCCAATGCCCCAGGTCGATCACGTTGTTGGTGAACACCGCGGCGGCCACGCCGAGGAGTTGCACGCCGTCGGAGTGGTCCGCGCACGTCGGGCTGGGCAGGTGGATCCAGTTCCCGGCCACCTTCACGCCGTTGACCGGGCCGGAGTCCGAGGTGATGTGCAGCCCGTCGTCCCAGCCGGTGACCTCGTTGCCGGTGAAGACGAAGTTGTCCCCGCCGGACAGGCTGACACCGCCGTGGATGGTGCAGTGGTCCACGGTGACGTTGTTCCCGGTGAACACCACCCCGGCGGCCAGGGTGCAGTTGCGCAAGGTCAGCCCGCTGACCGTCACCGTGCCCAGGGCGGAGGCGGGGATGGCGACGCCGGTGTACGTGCTGTTGGCCTGCAGGCGGCCCTGCAACGGCACCAGCGCGGTCCCCGGGGGCAGCCCGGCACCAGCGGCGGGGCCGGTCGCGAACGAGCCGATGCCCGCGGGCGTTGTGGGCGGGGGCGTGGTCGTGGGCGGAACCGTCGGCGTCGGCGTGGCCGTTGGAGTAGGCGTTGGCGTCGGGGTAGCGGTCGGGCTCGGCGTGGCCGTGGCGGTCGGCGTCGGCGTCGGGTTGGCCTTGGTCCACGCGTCGATCGCACGCTGCGCCAGCCGCACGCACGTGTTGCCCCACGCCCTGTCCGAGGTGGTGGTCGCGACGGCGAGCTGGGCCTTGCACTCGGCGAGGCCGTTGCTCAGGTACGCGGGCATGACCGGGACCGTGTCGGCGGACGCAGCCTGAGATGCGAAAGCAGCCCCGGCCAGGGCCAGGGCTGCGGTGATGGCGACGATTCGCGTGCGTTTACTCATCAGCTACTTCCTTCTGGCGCATGCCTCGAGCAGGACCAGACGGTCCACAGGTCGAAGAGCGGCGCGTCGGGGTTCTCTTCCTCGAACGGCTCGGCCGTCGTGTACGGGAAGCCGTTCTTCATGGCGATCAGCTCGAGCTGCGGCACCAGCGACCGGTAGACCGTGGACCGCATACCCGCGCCCTGGACGGCCGCGATGGCCGCAAGAGCGGTGTCGATGGCGCCGGCCTGCCAGCCGGCCACGAAGCTGTTGTCGTCGTACGGGCCGCCCTTGCTGGTGCAGACCACGAACGGCATCACCAGGCCGTAGCCCTCGTCGGGCTCGGTCACGGCTTGGCCGGCGGGTCGTTCGGCGCCACGTACACCGCGGCGGCCGTCACGGCGGCCAGGACGATCGCGGCGCACTTCCCGACTGTGGTGTCCCCGCCGAATGCGGTGACAGTGGCGGTGGCGGCACCCCCGATCAGGGCCATCCACAGCTTCATGTACTTCCCCATGTCGTACCTCCGTCGTAGGTTCGGGTGATGGGCTGGTTCGAGGACGAGTACCCGTGGGTGCCGGCGGCCTGCGCCAACGGGCACCCGCTCGGGCCGGGCCGGGTCAACCTGACGTTCGTGGTGTGCGACTGCCCCGCCGTGGCCGATGGGCGCGGCCACCAGACGGCCCGTTGTCGCACGGTTGGGTGCCACGCGCCGGCGGTCCGGCCGCCCGGGTGTACCGGGGTGAAGGATCAGCGCTGACTTGGAATTGGGCCGGGCAAATCCAAGTTCTGCGGCTGAAACTTGGTCAGTGCCGCGACGAGATCATGAACATGATCAAAGCCACAACCAAGGACCCGGCGGCCGAGACGAACGCGCCGTAGACGAGGCGTCGAAAGGAGTCCCGTTCGGACTCCTCACGCACCCGGTCTTCCTCGATGCGCTTGACCCTGGCCTCCATGGCCGCCTGCTCGGCCCGGTACACGTCGTTACGCAGGAGTTGGCTCACCTGAGCCCGGAACTCCTGCCGGAAGTCGGAGATCGTCCGGGCGATCTCCCGGATCGACATCTCGTCGTCAGTCGGCATCAACGGCTCACTCCGCGAGTCGTGCGTGTTCTTCGTCCGCCACCGCGGCGGCCACCTTCGCCACGGAGGCATCGGTCAGGTCGACCGCGCCGGCCGGGCCCGAGCCGCCGCCGGCGAGGGCGGCCTTGATGGCGGCGATGTCCGCGGCCATGGCGTTCAGCTGGTGAACGATCCACACCGACTGTGCCGGGCCCGCGCCCGGGGTGTCGTTGAACGTGTCGGTGCCAAGGATGAGCGCAGACCGGACCCGGTTGTCGGTGGCCTGCAGGATGTTGGACTCGGCAGGTGTCATGTCGTCCTCCGGTGGGATGGGCGACCAGTCGCCCAGGTGGGTGCTCTCTGCGTCGGTGCGGGCGCTGAGGTGGACGTGGTCGAAGTGGCCGCTGCTGGGCTGCGGGCGCCACCCGTACCGCACGTCGTAGATGGTGGCCTGCCAGATCAGGTACTTCAGCCACGGCATCCGGCCGGCCTTCGCCTCACCCAGCCAGTACGCGAACAGTTTCCCGGCGTCCACACCGGACTCCGGGTGGTGCATCACGTCCAGGGCGTGCACGACCGGGTACGGGCTGACCTTCGGGTACCCGGTCGCGGAAAACGGGGTGTGGTCCTCCGGCGGGACGGCGTTGAGGTGCGCGTCGTCGCCGAGCGTCCCGTAGATCAGCTGCGGATAGGCGGCCTGGAGTCGGTCCACCATGTCAACCAAGGGCGTGCAGAGACGCCACGGGCGGCCCTGGGATTCCCAGGCGCGGAGCATGGCGGCGGCCATCAGTTGCTCACCCACTGGACCGACATGCTCGACATGGCCTCGCCGGTGACGGAAGTATTCAGAGCACCACCGGAAGCCTGGAACGCCTGCAGCTCAACGTAGTCGCCGACGTTCAGGAAGATCCGCTTGGTGCGGGCGACGACCGTGTTGTTCGAGGTGCCCGTCCCCGGAACCCAGCCATCGGATCCGTTGAGAAGGGTGCCGTTGACCGCCCAACGCACACCGCGGTTGCCGGTGGCGTTCAGGGCGACCGCATAGGCGCCGCTGCACACATACCAGCCCGCGTAGACAGCGGTGTACCGGCTGGTGTTTACCGACGTGCTGTGCCCGTTAACGGAGTCTTTCTCGTTGACGTCGAACAGCAATGCGGTGAACGTCGCGTTGGGGATCGACTGGACGATGCTCTGACGGGTTTCCAGGATCGGCGGATTTTCGGTGAAATTGATGGCGTCGCGGTACTGGTTGAGTTGGCTCGACGTCAGGATGCCGCCGGTGATCGTCGGCGGCGTTGGGACGACAGCCATCAGCCCTCACCTTCAGAACGGAATGACATCGCTGCCGCCGACGGTTGAGGAGTCGACCCGGAACCAGGGACCGGGCGCTGATGCGCTGACGCCCACAAGCGCGGCGGTGGCCCAGCTCAGGAGTCGCTGGTCGACGGCCATGACGTGCTGGAAGCCTTCGACGGTGAAGTTGGCGGCGCCGGGCGGCCAGGCCGCAGGGGCGTGGATGATCCGCACCCGACGGAACCGGCCCACATTGAGCAACAGCAGGCACTCCGCGTCGGTGCGGTCGTACAGGTTGAATGTCAGAACCGGTTGGCGGGGCCGGGCGGTGCCGTAGTAGGTGGTCAGGTGTGTGGCGAGGCTCTGCGCGTCGACGTCCAACGCTGTCGTCAGCGTTACCGAGAAGTCGGCCCCGTTCGCCGTGACGCCACCGGCCCGGGTTGAGTACGCGGTAACACCGCCGGTCTGCGTGACGGTCGCGGTGTTGACCGGCGTGGTCGGCCTACGAGTGAGCGTGTAGACCCACTCGTAGGGGATTTCGAGGACGGGCAATGGCAATCCGCCGACGGGGCGGGAAGCATCAGGGCGCCGGCCGAGCCGCGGCCACCGCGGCGGCGAGAACCCGGGTGCGCGGTTGCCCGGCATGGCCTAGTTCAGTGCCTCAAGAATGTACTGGTGGACCTGGATCGAGTTGGCGGCGTTGTTGACCGAGAACGTCGCGAACAGGTCGACCACCATCGGCACCGTCGAGTCGAAGCCGGTACCGACAGCGGGCGCCGAGGCCGGCAGCGACGCCGACTCGGCGAATCCGACGGCCGCGCCGTTGATGGCCTCCGACTGCAGGAAGCCGATGCCCATGAGGTTGGCGGTGGTGGACGCGCCGATGGCCCGGCAGGTCAGCAGGACCTCCAGCCACCACGTGACGTTCGTCTTCGCGGCCGCGGTGTTCAGCGCCACGGCGCCGCCGTTGAATACGATGATGTTGCTCGTCGGGCCCATGCGCACGTCGAGCGTCAGGTTGCCCGGCGTCGGGTTCATGTTGGAGGCACGGCCCATCGCGGTGACCCGCATGACCTTGCCGATGGCCATCCAGTTCGCGGGCAGGGTGTACCGGGCGGCCGCCGGGAGGATGCTCGTCGGCGTGGTCGAGGTGTTGAGGGCGGTGCCGTCGACCTGGGCCGAGACAAGCGTCTCCTGCCACGTCTGCAAGGACATACTGTCTCCTACACGTTGTAGATGGTGCGGCGGTCGGCGAAGCAGAGGTTGCCCGACCCGTCCACGTAGAGGGATCCCTGTTCGGTGGTCTCGGCCTCGCGCATGAGGTCCAGGGCGGTCCGCCCCGCCATCTGGGCGCGCTGCATGATGCTGGCACCGGGGTCGATGGTGTTGGCGAACTCGGCGTTCGGGATGCCGGCGTAACCGGCGACGGTGCGGATCCGGTCTCCGGTCGACTGTCGCTCCAGGCAGGTTTGAGCCATCCGATACTGGGCGAGGTAGTCGCTGTAACCCCACGAGGTGTCGGTGCTGACGTAGACCTGAAGGTGCGACAGTGCCCCGAGGAACCCGAAGGCAACACTTCCGAACTCGAGCGTGGAGAGCACGGCACTTGCCGGCGGCGACCCAGCGAGCGAGCCCACGAACCGGTCCCCGCCGATCCACACCTCAAGGACGGCGGGGTTGTACCCGTACCGAACCCCGAACATGACCGTGTCGCCGAACACCACATTCCGCGTCGTGGTGAGGGTTCCCGCCATGCCGCCGGAGGCGTAGACAGCCCTCCACGTGGTGCCACCAGCGGAGACGCCGAACTCCAGGATCGACGACGCCGTTGGTGTGCTCTCGGTGATGGTTAGGTCGATGACGGGCTGCACGCCACCGAACGCGGTGGGGTTCTGGACCGGCGTGACCCAGCCGACAACGGTGACGGCCTGGCCCACACTGAGCGGTACGCCGCCACCGGGGAAGTTGCGAAGGTAGCCGTATATAGTGCCGGCCGCGCCCGCATTCACTACGTTGAGGTGCGAACCGATGTCATCCGCCAGTGCCAATGCACCGGTGGCGGAGGACATCAGCGCCGCTGTGGTCGGTCCGCCGGTGACGTAGATGGAGGGCGCGAAGTTGGCGCCGCTGATCAGGTCGGTGATTCTCGGGACGTCGTTGAGCGGGGCGTAGAACTGCAACGTCCCGGCGCCGTGGAAGTTGATGTACTCGGCGAGGGTGGAGATGAATTTGCGGCCGTTTTCCATCGCACCCAAACGGTCGACTGCGGTCAGGGAGACCTTCTGATCGATGCCAGCCGTCACGACCGTCTCGTCCGCGGTCTGTGTGAACCCGGTGAATCGGTCCATGACGACCCCGGCGATGGTCTCGCGGAGACGACAACGGAGCCCGGGCGCCCACCACGGATACGGCGACAGGGTGTTGCCGTATGTCAGGGCGTCGTCGGAGTTGTCGAGCAGCAGGGTCAGGACAGAGGGCTGGTTCTGCTCTGTGTTGTCCTGCCGGCCGGCCCTCAGTTCGATCGGCTGGATGCTGTCGCGGATGCGCAGGCTCAGATCCACCGGGTCGAAAGGAGCGTCCGGAGCGGCCTTAGACACCTCGAAGGTGTAGCGGTTCTCCCACGTCACGGGTACGCCGCCGACACCACGTCGCTGGACTTACCGCGAGAGGTGGCCTCGTTGCGAAGGGCCCCGCGGATCGTCTTACCCGTCATCGGGTCGAGCAGCAAGACGGTGTTCTGGACCACGATCTGCCCGCCCGAACTCCCACCGCCGTTCCACGCCACCGCGGGCTGCTGGGCCATGGCTTTCGTCTCGACGTAGTGCTGCTTGGTGTCCCACAGCACCTCAGGCCCGTGCTCACCGACGACGAACGGTGCGTAGGCCGGCGTCGTGCCACCGGCGGCGAACCCGTGGATGGCAAGGTTCTTGTCGTTCTTGGTGGCCTTGGCCACCGCTGCGGTGTTGAGGATGTCCGTGATGATCGTGATGTGCCATGCCTTGCCGGCGATGGCCTCAATCGCATCCTTGGTGGCACCCAACTTAATCAGGTTCTTTTCGAGTTGGTCTTCCATCTCGTTGTACTTCCGGTTGATCGCGTCAATGGAAGCCTGACTGCCGTCGCTTGTCGCGATCGCCTGTTGGCGTTGGCGTTCCAGGTCCTCGATGATGCGTCGGACCTCGTTGCGGTTGTCCCGCCCGGCCTGGGTGTTATCGTCCCAGTTCTTCTTGCCGGCCTTGATCTTGTCGTTGAGGTCGGCGAAGTCCTGCGCCACCGCAGTGTTGGCATCACCCATGGCGAGGGCGCTGGTGATGTAGTCGTCGATGTGCTTTTGGGCGTCCGCCAGCGCTTCAACCATGGTGTTGATGTCGCGCGCGGTACCGGCGGACGAGTCGCCCAGGCCATCAACGACCGGGATCAGCTGAGTGCCGCTGTTGATGTTCGCCTCGAGCATCTTGTGAAGCTGGTCGAGGTCGTCGTGGGGAAGGTGAAGCGCCTTCGCCACTGCCGCCGCGGTGTCCACCAGCTTCAGGAACACCACGTCGGCGATATGGAGAGCACCAGCGAGGAACTCGAGACTCTTGCCCAAAATCCGGATCGTCACGTCGACCGCGCCGAACAACCACCGCAGACCTTCGATGGCGCCGTGGTTGCGGGACACGTCGTCCATGAACTGCCCGAAGGCGTCGCCGACCTCACCCAGCCCGTCGGCCATGGCGGACAGGAACGGCCCGCTGTTCTTCAAGGCCTGCTGGAACCCTGGGGCGGCCCGGTTGACGAAGTTGCCAAGACCGGTGGCCAGAAGCGTCACGTCCGCGGCGGCCGGCCCGAAGAGATGGCCAAGGTCCAGCTTGTCCACGTCGGCCTTGAGGATGGCCAGGGCCTGCCGGATCGGGTCGACGAACACCGACCCGCCCGAAAAGAACTGCTGACTCAGGTACGTGCCGAACTGCTGCGCGGCGGACCGCACCACCGGGTCCTTCGACGCGGCGAAGATGCCGCCCGCAATCCCGCCGACGCCGACCACGCCTGTGACCGCGCCGGCAACGGCGGCGCCGACGGCTGGTAGGGCAGCAATGATCCCGCCGACCAGAGAGGCGATCAGGATGCCCTTGACGGGAAGTTCCTTGAAGGCATCCGTAATGCCGGACACGAAGCTGCCGCCGACCTTCTCGCCGGCGGCAGCGGCGTCCGTCACCATGCTCGCCACTCCGGCTGCATCCGCGAGCAGGCCGCGGCCGTTGCCGTTGCTATCGCCGGCAGACGTCAGCTCCTTGCGAAGACGCTCCAGGCGGGCGAGCAGCGACTTCTCGCGCCCGAACGCCGCCCCGTCGATCTTGTCTCCGGTGCGGGCGAACTCCAGGCCGAGTTGCTGCGTGGCCTTGCGGGAGGCTTCGATCCGGGCGTCGAGCTGCTCGAGGTCGCGCTTGGCGCTGCTGGACTTGTCCCCGAGGTCGCCGACTTCCTTCTTGGCGACGGCCGCCGCGGCGGCCAACTTACCCATGTCCCGCTCGGTTTCCTCGACCTGCTTGTCGAGGCCCTTCATCTCCTCCTGGACGGCCTTCACCGAGACGGCCGCCTTACCCGAGCCGTCGATCAGCGGCTGATAGTCCGCGGCGACGGTGACACTGACCCTGCGATCGCTCATGAGGCCCCCCGCCTGGTCGAGATCACAACACCGCGGGCCTTGCGCTCATGGGCGTTCTCAGATGCGGCCTGTGCCACCCGGGACGGTTGACAGATCTCCTCGACGACCTGCCACGTCCCGGCCGTGCGCGGATCGCGGCACACGGACATCGGGTGCCCACACATCGAGCAGGTCTCGGCCCGCTCCTCCAGCAAAGCCAGCACCAGGCCGCGGTCGAGATCGGACCAGTCCGGGTCCGACACCGCCACGGAGCGGATCAGCCGGCCCTTGCGGGAGTACTGGAACACCGTCTCCGTCTGGACTGGTTCACCGCGCCACCGCGAGTACGGAACACCCGCTGCGAGAGCCGCCTCTACGCCTGCTCGGAGTTCCCGGTCAGATCGGAGACGGCGTCGGAGTTTGGGATGTCGAGCGCCCCCATGTTCAGGCTCAGGCACGCGCCAACCAGGTCGTTGAGGGCCTTGCCGTGCAGCAGGTCACCCAACTCGGCGGCCTGCTCGAGGGTCATCTCCGGCTCGACGCAGGACCGGGAGATCAGCTCCATGTAGAACGGCCAGATCCGGTCCTCCCACGCCTCGCTGGTCTCGCCTTCGGCGCGGGTGGGCCAGCGGGCCCAGAACGTCGACCACGCCCGCGCGCCCAACGCCCGGAGCTTGAAGTCCACCGTGGACTCCCGCATCTCGTCCTGCAGTGCGGCGATCTGTTCGACGATGGCCTGGCGGGGCGTGCCCTCCAGGCTGGTGGCCGGCTTGACGTCGGCCAGTTGCCGCTCCAAGCCGGCGATCTGTTCGAGGAGTTCGCCGGCGAGGCACAGCGGCACCACCCGGGTGGGTAGTGTCGCCCGCTTCTTGAGGTCGTCGAAGTTCACGCCACAACCGCCCGCGTGTTGGGGTCCAGGTACACCGTCAACGGAACGGAGAAGTCCCATGACGTGTCCGGAGCCGGCTTGGATGGCATCTCCTGGCTGACCTGCACCGGGAACACCTCGACCTGACCGGTGGTGCCGCCGGCGCCCTGACCGGTGGCCCAAGCGGTGGCAGTGTCGACGCCGCGACGAACAACAAGCACACCGGTGGCCTGGTAGACGAGCGTCGCCCACGCCGGGTCGGTCGAGCCAGTGGTCTGGTCGTGGTGGCACGTCAGGGTGATGTCCGGGACGCGGCGACCGACCTTGTTGAGCGTGAACGTTGACCCGACGTTGCCGACGTCGACCTTGCCGGTAGTCCAGCTGATGTCCAGACCATCGGGGTTGATGTAGGTCGTGAAGTTGGTACCCGCGTTGAGTTCCGCGACGGTCGGGAGCGCGATATTCGAGGGGAGGGCGGAGAGCCAGTACACCCTCACCTTGCCATCCATGATGACGACGCTCATGCCGACTCCTCAACCTTCTCCGGCTCGGCCGGGCTCTTGCTGGACTCTGACTGCGGACTTGGGGCGTCGAGGTCGTCGAACACGTCGGCGAAGTCGGGCAGATACAGGTCGCCCGGTCGTTCGCGCCATTCGGAGATCCGGTACCAGCCCTTGATCTGGTGGGCCTCGAGCGTTCCGTGGGTGATCATTCCCAGGCCTTCTACGTCCGGATGCCGGACCACGGCGAACACTGCTAAACCCGGAACAGGTAGTAGGTGACGCCGGTGCGGGCCCCGCTGAACGTCACCGTCGCGACGTTCGTGGCTGGGCTGATCGCGGTCCGGGATACGAAGATGGCCCGGTGCCCGGTGGCGGTGCCGGTGAGGGTTGGCACGGTGCCTGCGTAGGACATGTCCGTCACGGTGGGGTCGAGCACGGTCACATCGGTCTGAGTGCCGGTCGTCACCACGAACAAGATCAGGCCACTGGGACCGAAGCTGTCCGCCGAGATGGTGTCTGTCGCCGCCGGAGTAAGCGCGGTGGGTGTGGTGAGTACGCCGCCACTGGGGACTGCGACTGTCTGAGAAGCTTGAAGCGTCATCCGACGCGCCTCCTATGTGGACGGATTGGACTAACCGGTGCTGGAAAAGCTGAATACGCTGACGGCGTCGTAGACCGGACGGCCGGTGGTTTCGTCCTTCACCGGCACCTGCGAGTCGTCCTGTTTGATCGGCGAGCAGTACCGCCCGGTGATGACCGGCCGGGCGTTGAGCAGGCTCGACCGGACCTGCATCTGCACCGCCCGCGCCGCAGCGGGCGTGAGGCCAGCGCAGTGGACGTTGGCCGTCGCGGTGACGGTCACCTGCTGCGCCGTCAGCGACGTCCCGACGCCGTCCCGCGGCCACGAGACCGTGATGTACGTCAACACGTACGGCGGATCCGGCGTCGGGTTGGCCACGATGGTGTCGTAGACGTGGAGCAGGTTCGTGTTCGCGGCGAGCAGCGACAGGAAGGCCTGGGCGTGATCCTCGTCGACCGTGTCGGTCATTTCTGTTCCGCCAGCAGGTCTTCGGTGACCTTCTGCAGCCAGTGCGTCAGGTTTGGCAGTTCCTTCTCTAGCGCCGGCTTGCCGCCCGGGTGCGGCCCGGAGGTGAGGGTGCCGAACTCGATGAACGAGGCCAGTCGGGCCTGCAGGGCGTGCGGCCGGGGTTCGACGGTGAGGGAGAAGGTGTTGCCCTTCTCGGTGACCTGGTAGGCGATGCTGCGCACCAGATGCGGGATGTGCCGGTGCGGCATGGCCGTCCAGCGGGCTTTCCAGTCGTCCTTGATGTTGCCGCCGGCCCGCTTCATGACCTGCCGGATCGCCTTCGGTGCGCGCTCGGGCAGGGACTCCAGATCCCTGATGAGGGCGTCGAAACCGACCGCGGTGGCGCCCATCAGCTCGCCACCTCGATCACGTTGATCTGTCGACGGGTGATGAACGTGCGGTGCGTCGGCCCCAGCACCCGGTACACCCGGCCCACCAGCTCCGGGTCGAACGCGGCCGCGGTGATGGTGATGACGTCCTGATCCGACAGCCCGGTGACCTCGACGGGGAACGTGATCGTCGGGGACAGGGTGACCAATGTGGACGCAGCCACCTCGTCGTTGGTGGGGTTGATCGCGCCGACCTTGCACGGCTGGTTCGTGTACGTGGTCGTCAGCTGAGGTGCGACCTGACCGGTGACCGGGTTCGTGGTACCCGGCCCGGTCGGGTGCTGAATGGTGCAGGTCTCGGTGAGGCTGGCGGTGAGGAATGCCCGGCCGGCCAGGACAACGTTCTCGCGGCCCACAGCGACCTCCTCAGCAGGGGTTGTCGGTGTCCCCTGAATCGGGGCGCAGGGTCAGGCCGGTGCCCGGTCGGCTGGTGGCTCCGGTCGGTCGGGCGGTGAGGCCTGCGCCGGGGCGGCTGGTGTCGCCGGTGTCGGGGCGGGGCAGGTGGCAGTCGGCCACCAACAACGCCTGTCCGCTGAACATGGATCCGGGACTGCGGGTCCGCGGTGCGGCGATGACGTACGCCACCGGCATCGCTGCGCCGGGTACGACAACCGGCGGGTCGGCCCTGCTGGAGCTGAGGATCGGCGCTGGCGCGGACAGCCGGGTCCGTGGGGCCACCACGAGCGTGTTGGGCCACGCGTCCGCGTCGGTGTGGGTGCTGAACGTGGCCAGGAAGCCGCGTCCGCGGGGTGGCTGCGGGGCGACGACGAAGGTGGAGTCCGGGCCGACCTCTTCGACCCACGGCCGGAGGACGATCGGCGGGGTGGACTGGCGTCGGGCCGGCACGGCGATGACGAAGGTCTGCGGTGGGGTGTCCGCGACCACAACGGCCGGGTCCGCAGCCATCCGGGTGGTGATGACGACCGCGATGGGGCGTGGCGGTGGTGTGGCGCTGACGAGCGCCCGGGCTGGGCTGTCGCCGGCGGCGATCGGGGTGTCCGCGATCGACCGGGTGGTGATGAACGTCGGACCGCGGCGCGGGCTCGGGCTGGCCACGATGGACGGTTGGGGTGGGCAGCCGATCGGGTCGGCGGTCGACCGGGACGTGATCGCCACAGGCCCCGAGCCGGGCCGAGGTGTGGCGATGATCGCCGCGCGGGGCGGGGTGTCGATCGCGGCGATCGGCGTGACGTCCCGCATCTGACTGACTAGCGACACCGGTCCGGCCGGCGGGCGGGTGGCGGTGAGGACGACGGCCCGGCCCGGGGTGTCCGTGACGGTCGCCGCGGGCTTGATCTCGACGTAGGCCCAGGACAGGTTCGTGCTGGTGCCGGGCAGGGTGACGTTGAGGGTGTTACCCGCACCGGCGCTGTCGTCAGCGCTGGTGCGGCGGATGAACGCATAGCTGATCTGGCCGGCGATCGTGCTCGCGCCGCCGTTTGTCGTCGTGCAGCCGGTGCCGGCCGTCGCCGTGCCCAGCGCATCCCAGTCGGTTTCGATGATGAAACCCTGGCCGCCGGTGGCCGAGGCTGTGTACGTCTGCGCGATCGTCGCGGCGGACGCCGAACCGGACTTGCCGTGCGCCCCGACCGGCGTGACCGTGTCCTGCCCGGTGATGACCGTGACGTGGACGGCGGAAGCCCGGTGCCCGGAAGCCGTTCCGGACGTGACGGTGACGGTCATCGCCGCGCTCGAGCCGACGACCGCCCACCAGGTCGCGGCCTGACCGTTGACAGTCGGGCTGTCCGCGCTGGACTGCCAGTCGGTGAGCGTGTAGGTGAGATGCACGCCCAGGTTGTCGGTGATGCTCGGCGCGGACGGCGGGCTGGTCGCCGTGTCGCCCGCCCAGCGAATCAGCAGCAACGCCCCGGCCGGCGGGGTGAAGCTGGCCGTCGTGACGGTCGCGACGGTGGTGCTGGAGTTGACCGCTATGACGGGGGTCGAGGCATCAATGGCGAGAGCCACAGCTCAACCCCCGGACGTCAGTGGAAGTTGAGGTTCGCCAGGTGCTTTGCGTCGAACCAGAAGTCCACGACGGACGGAACCGTCGAACCGCCGCGGGACACCGTGTTCAGCAACGACAACGATGTGAACGCGTTGCGGATCTGCTGAATCTCCCCGCTCGAGCTGCTGCCGGTGTAGCCGAGCGCCGTCAGCGTCGCATCCGGCAGCATGGTCGCGTCGTCGAGCAGCGAGGCCTTGAACAGGACCACCGCGTCGAACGCGTCGCGGAGGGCGACGACCATGCCGCCCATCCGGTTGTCGAGGTCGACCTTGGTGATCGGATAGCCGATGCTCACGTCAGCACCTCTCGAACCACATGGAGCCAGTCGCATTCACAATCGCCGGGGCGGTGCAGCGGATGACGAATCCGGTCGACACGGCGCTGTCCGGTGTCGTCGCGAACGGGATGTCGTACACCACCAGCCCGCCGTAGGCGGCCAGCGTCCACGCGTCGATGACGGTGAGCACCGTGGGCTCCGCGGTCCAGTTCGACGCCGCGGTGAAGCCGGCGGTGATGGTGCGCCCGTACACCTGCACCGGGGTGATGGAGGTCGAGTTCGTGCCGGGACCGTTCGTGGCGAAGGTGGCCTGGCACAGCTCCACCCGGACCGGGACGGCCGTGCTGGTGGCGCCGTCGAACGACACCCGGATCTTCGTGAGGTCCACGCCGAACTGGGCCGGGGCGGCGACGCCGATGATGCTCTTCGCGGTGGCGGCCGCGAGCGCGGCCGCCGTAGCGGCTGGTGCCGAATATCCGGCCTTGGACATCAGGGTTACTTCCTTATCGCGTGGTTGGGGCTGGCGGCAGAATCAGAACGTCCATAGGTCCGCGGTCGAGGTGACGTTAGTGTTGCTCGACAGCGTCATCCGGAAGAACCTGAAAGGCTGGTTGGCCTGGATGAGCTTCAGTACCGTGGTCGCCGAGGTGATGACGAACGTGGCGAAGCTCAACGTGGTCGGGGTGGCGGAGTCGGCGATGATGGCCGGCGACCAGTCCGTCCCGTTGGCTGAGCCCTCCACCAGGTACGTGCACGTCGGTGTAGCACCGACGGTCGTGACGATCCGTAGCAGCGCCGGCCCAGTGCACAGGCCGAGCTTCAGCCCACGGTCGATGATGTTGGTCGTCGCTCCGTTGCCGGTCTGGGCGGTGCAGAGGTTCCCCGTCCCGTTGACCAGCAGACCGACGCTGACAATGGTGGCCATGTCTTCTACCTCACTGGGTTATCGGCGAGACGGTGGGTACGACGTCCCAGTGCCAGTCGACGGCCGGGAAGGAGAACTGCGGCAACCCGGCCCCGTAGGCCTGGCGGGCCGCGTCGAGGATCTCCTTGCGGCGCGCGCTGTCTCCATAGGACACCGAGTATTCGTCGAGGGACTCCGAGGAGTTCGCCGACGGGTTGCGGAACGCGATCCCGGCGAGTTCGATGCCCCACGCCCACAGTT